GCTTGGCCGGGTATGTCCTTCCCCTCGTTCAAGTCGAGTTCAGCCGTCGCTTCTGCAAACTCAAGGGCTGCCTGTTTTTCCATGTTTGAGTAATCATCAGGAATCTGCACAGGTATGTCGTCGAATTGAACGTATTTTGGGGAGTATGACATAATCCAATATATTTAAGAGCACCGAACAGTATTGTGGTAGTAGGCTACCGAAGTTTACCCGTCGATTAGGGCCGCCGCCTCGTCAAAGATGACGGTCCACGCCTTACGGGTGAAGGCCTGAATCACATCAGCCTGTCGCTCAGGCTCTTCGTACTCATTGGTCGACATCGGGGTTCGGGTAAGTTCATAGCCGTACCGAGTCGTGTCAATAGCGAATGCCCCGTGACCATTGGGAGCAATATCCTGTGTCGTATCAATGACAACAGGCATTCCGGCAATACGGCCAACCTCACCAGTTCGAACAACCTCGTCACCACTCTCAGTGGCTCGATTGAAGTTCGAGTCTGTCATCAGGTCGGTGTAGCCATCTACATCGACAATGAGCAGGTCAGGAGTGTAATCATCTTCGCGCAGCGCCTTCATTCCCTCAACAATGTCGCTAAAGGAAAGAACACCATTCGCGTCACCAATGGTCTCCCCATCGGTCGTGTCCTGGTTATTGGCGTCAAGCACATCGTATGCCTCTTGGTTGAGACGCTCGGCCATCGCACGAGCAACATCCTCAACCTCTCGCGCCTTCATCTCAATAAGTCCATCAGACATGGCCTCCATCGTAAGAGTAACCTCGCCCATGAACTTGTCGAACTGTACAGTCTGCTCTTCGACCGTGGACTGGTGTCGCGGGGCTTCCTCACCCTCTCCGACAATCTGGGGAGCGCCCATGTCGTCCTGGTCGATGTAGAATGTGTACGAGTTGGATTCAATATTGGAAGCATCAATCTCGCGGAAGGCTCGCCGGTAGACGAGATTCTCCTGCACAACTTCCTCAACCGTCTCGCGCACAAAGTCTTGCGTAATAACGTCGCGTGTAGTAAGTGCCATTTGTTATTCCTCCAAAAATTTACCGAAGCAGAACCTCGGCATAGTGAGCGCTCGAACCATCGGGACGGTCATCCTCGACCGCACCAGTGAGCGCAACTGCATGAACGTCTCCAGAGCCTGCCTCAAGAACGCCAGCCGCTGGGGTAAGTTCGTCACCAGCACTGACACCAGAGTCAACCTCTGCCTTAACGGTACCACTCGTCTTCACATTGGCGGGCTGGCCTGCCGTAATCGGCGCAGGGTCGCTCGGCCCACCACTGTCACCAGCGCGTGGGTAGTTCGAGAGTACACCAATCGTCACAGCGGTGCTCCCATCTGCCTGAGCAACAACTCCTCCATCGAGCATTACGGCCTGCCCTGGTCGGACGGAGCCAGTCACACTCCCACCATCACCGTGCGGGAGTCCAACATAGTCACCGTGACGCCGCGTCTCGTCACCGTAGCCAAGGCCACTGAAATCAGTTTGTTTGCTTGCTTCTGCCATTATTAGTTACCTCCAAGAATCTTGTTCCGAAGCTCTTCCTGCTTCTGGCTAACCTCGTCCGAGAGGCTCTCCTCGCTCTGCGCGCCAGTCGAGGCTTCCTCAAGAGATTCCTCCGAAGGGTCCTGCGACTTGGTGGCAGCATCGCCCGACTCGGCAAGCTCATCGACTTCGCCAATCTGCTCCTCGAACTTCTCTCGAAGCTCCTCAATCGAGAACTTGTCGGCCAGTTCCTCAGCAGTGAAGGCCGGATATTCTTCTGCAAGTTCGTCGGCATACATGCCTTTCACCTGCTCTGCCTCTTCCTTAAGCTCCGCAAAGCGACCGGACTCGACTACAATAGCGTCCTCTGCTTCGGCAAGTGCCTCCACATCAGAGCGGTCAACCTCGTCGAGAATATCGGTGCGCTCTCGGAGTGCTTCCAGGGACGAGGACATCTCCTCGAACCGGTCTGCCTTTTCTCGGAGCGACTCGACCTCCCCTGCCTCAACAGCAACGGGCTCGTCGAGTTCCGAAAGCTTCTCCTCAATATTTTCTGTCATGGTAATCACGTTTAATTCAGCAATCGAGTCCAAGTCGCTCTCTTTGGATTTAGAAGCGTCCCAAAGGTCATCGCCGGAGAGAACTCGCACTCCGCCAACAGTATTTTCTCCTGGTGTTGGTCGTCCAGTTGTTGCAGCCATTTCCTCCTCGCCCCAGTCCTTGTCGAACTCTTCTTGGGCAAGGTCGTTCACAACTGCAACAATCTCGTCTTCCATCTCTGCGTTGAGACCGTCTACTGCACTGACACCACGCCCGCCCTTCACTGCTGCGAGCGCATTCAGACTAAGCTCACCCGATGGTTCGACCACCGGAAGCTTGTAATCCCCAAAGTTCTCTGCTGGGAAGCCGGACATTGAAATCATGAAATGGTTGCCAATCGTTTCTTTTGCATCCTCGGGCAGAGCATCGTAGGAGTCATACTCCTCGTCCCACCCGTAGGCTTGCATAATTTCATCAAGTGTGGGGCTCGACCAATCAGCTTCAGTCGTCCCCTCATACGATGGCATCTCCATGTCGTAATCCTGTAGCTCCCCTACATCAGACAGTACGCCCTCATCTGCAAGGTAGCGAGCCATTTCATCTTCATCCATGTTATCCTCGCCGTACATGGAACCACCCATTTCAGACATGGCATCCATATATTCATCGTGCGTTTCTCCTGGCATCCACATGCCATCCATTTCGTGAACACCATCGAGGTCCATCTCTTGCGCGACCTCCATCGCATCCTCCTTGGACGAGAACATGTGCTCTTCTTTCATCATAGCCATATTTTCCTCATCAATTTCTTCGAGTTTATCCTGCGCCCAATCGACGCCCTCGTCTCCGCCCCACGCTTTCCACATCATCCACCCACAGTCAGCGCGCCCCTCGTCCGAGTCCATCTCACTGTTTTGGCGATGGCGATTGAAGGCAGACATTTTTCCAACCTCTGCACGAGAGATGCCCTTCCCTTCTGCGAGTTGGCGAGCGCGCTTCCATCCAATGTCGGTCCCACACTCGTTCGGATTTTCAGTCTCTTCTTTTGCGTCGAGAGCCATCTGGGCATTCTCAGATGCTGCCTCTGGGTAATCTGAGTAACTTTTTGCAAGCGATGACTGTGTATCATCATCTGCATCGACGAAGCGCTCAGGTTGCCCCATACGTGAATCGTGTAACGTTGGCTTAGAATCGAGTGAGCGCTCGCTCGCCTCAGGTCTATCTATCTCCAAATCCTCAGACGAGCGAATGTATGCCTCGAATTTTTCAATTGTTGGCTCGCCTCGAACCGAGTCCATGAATCTATCGAGCAAGGATTTGACACCAGTATCGTGCGAGGGGGCGGCGTCTTGGGTCGGTGTGTCAGACGAGGTGATGGACATTTCTGCTTCCATCTCGCCCATACTGTACGGACGAATGTCTGTGTATCCTGCGGTGATGGTGTATCCAGTAGAGGTGAGGTTTCCGTCCTCTTCTGTCATAATTTCTACCATTACCACATCTCGCTCCTCGTCATCATGGACAACCTTGCCCATCAGGTCAGGGTAGACCTGCCATTCGACAAGTTGGCCGTCCTTCCAATCTGTTGGGTCTACGGGCGCATTCTCCTCAGACTTTTTGGGATGACCGTCTGGCAGAAGGTCGTTGTCCTGCTTATACGCATCATTTTCAGGATTCCCATTTCGAACAAGATAGAGGAATGCATTGACACGGGCATAGCTCCACTGCTGTTGTGTCATCCCTTCACGATGCGTGTCATTGTATGCACCCATCCCGCGCTCGTACACATCTTTGAGCATACTGTACGTGACTTTCTTCCCATCCTCGTCACCATGCTCTTCATTGTGTTCTTCGACCTTATTTTTCAGGCCTTCTTCAACTTCTGCGCTGACAAGCTCTTCAGACTCAGCATTCTCCTCAGCGTACTCATTGTCTGCTGGTTTCTTCCGAGGGTCGCCATCTTCAATTGCATCAGCGAACTCGTCCTGCTCTCGTGGGAAGTTGCCCCACGGCTCGACTTCGTCCATCTCTTTTTCGATGGTGTCGCCATCTGTTTCCCACTTACCGTCACTGTCCTGTGTCCACACTTCAATCGTGACAGTGTCGCCGTCCACAGATTTGGCGAAGCCGTGTTCTTCAGTCGTGTCAGAGGGATACCACTGAACCCAATCCTCTTCTTCGACATCATACTGACCAACATTCGACCGACCAAGCTCAACACTCATGTCAGAGACATTCTTCGGCTTCTCGGCCGAGCGAACAGACTCTTCATAGTGTCCAATCGGTTTACCAGTAATTGGGTGATAGGAGCCATCGCGCTCTTTGTACATGCGCAAGGCGTAGAGTACTTCCTCACCTTCAGGCGACATGCTACGAGAGCCACGGAAGTTGGGCAAATCATCGCCCTCCTGATACGAGCCGGTGACCTTCCCAATCTCGGTCGAGTTGCGGGTATCCCAATTAACCCAATCGCCACGACTGTAGGAAGGGTCGGCCATCTCTTCTTCGTCGTATGAGGGGGAGTCTTCCATTGGGTCGCCCGACTCGCCATTCATATTGTAGGAGGGTTCCCAATGACCGCGAGCCACTTTTGTGATGACATTTTCTTTCGACTCTTTCCAGGTGTCGCCCTCCATGTCACCAACAGTGACCATGTCTCCACTCACGTCAGCAATCATCAGCATTACATTATTGACTGTTGAGTAGAATTTCATCCCTGACTCGATTGGGATGTCTCCTTCCCACTCACCTTCAGCAATTGCGTCTATGACTGACTCAATGGGCTCACGCCACGAACTGCCCTCAGGGTTTTTGACTCGAACAATGTCACCCTTTACCTCAGTGATTGTGAGTGGTTTGTCATTCAGTGTCGAGAAGAATGTCATCCCTTCTTTGATGAGCATATTTTCCTCGACCGAGCGGTTTTCCTCCGCTTCTTTCATCGACTGCCCGACATTCTCTTCATCTACGTCCCACATAGACAAATCATCGAGTTGTACGTCCACGACTTGCTCGACCGAGCGCCACATCCCGTCAGCGTCTTCCTCGTATTTGTCAACCTCGATGGACCCATCTTCTGGGAGTGAGATAGTGATTCCATGATTACCATCCCATCGAACATAGTCGCCAGCGCTAATCTCTTCTAACTCGGCCGATTCGAGCGAGTCTGTAAATGCAGAGAGTTCTGCTGCGCTCAGTTCATCGTGTGAGCCAATTTCAAGCGAGTTTGATGGGGATGCGCCTGTTGGCACAATGGAAAGATTATCAAACTCAATATCTTCGACAACCTTCGCCCCATCATCATTTTCTTCGAGCGAGTCTACGTCTGCATGGAAGCCGCGAATACTCACTTCCAGCAGGCCGTTCTTCACTTTTTGTCCAAGCTCCTCGTCGTAGAGTTCGGCCTCATAGATGACACCAGAGCCATCCTTGTAGCCAGCCTTTGTCACTCGTCCGACAACTCCATCAGCAGAGTTTTCATGGTCTACGACAAGATTTGTCCCTTTGAGCGAAGCTGCCGCCTCCTTCAACTCATCGGCTGGCCAGAGCTTCTTGACTCCAGATTGGCCGACCGTGACATCATCTGCGCCAAGTGCTACACCATGTACAGTAAATGGCGGGCCATCCGACAGTTCTGAGAGATAGACACCACCGTGAGGTGATGTTTCAAACTCGACGACAGTTATTGCGCTCATAGTATTAGTTATACGTGTACGAAACGAATCGGGTGCTGCTGCTAGTCAGAAACGTGCAGCCTGCCCCGAGTTCAATCATCTATTAAATACGTTATGCTTCGCCCCTATTTAAAAGGGTGGATACTATTGACCGAAAGATTTATATACTTGGACAACATAGCGGTTAGTACAAGGATTGGAAG